TGGTTGAAAATTTGCAATTGGTTTGAATATTTTTTCCGTAAGCGATTTGTGTTCTCCGTCTACTAATGTCTCAAATAATATTTCAAAATAAGAATCTAAATGAGCTTTAAAATGCATATCAGTCCATGCATTAATATCACCATAAGTATTTCCGCTTTCACTTTGTAAATTATGTGGAAACATACTATACGATGATTTAATTTTTTCAATATCTACATCTAATTTATATTCATTTATTAAATGTTGTATAGTTAATACATCCATACCATTTGTAGATAAAAAAGACCAATCACCATATTTTAACAAATCATCATTTATCATTCTATACATGACTGCCAATCGATGAAATCTGGCATTTCTCATTTTCATCAAATATTTATTGGGTCTTATAGTATTTCTACTATTATTAAAATCATCTATACTCATTGATAACTTTAAGTTATTTGATATCCCATCCGCATAAAACCAAGAACTATGGTCTAAACAAAATGGTAAATTTCTAACCTGATATTTTCTTTGATGTGGAGGAAACCAGTTTTCATATAATTCTTTTGCATTGAAACTATTTACAATTATAAACACCGATGTAGGTGGTAATCCACTATTTTTCAAACATTCGGTTAATGCATTATGCATATTTAAATCTAAAAAAGGTTCCATAGTATAATCTATGTAAATAATTCCTTTTTTTTCTTTTACTTTTTCTAAAACTTCTCTAGAAATAAATTTCCAAAAATATGAACCATTTAATTTATCTGCTATTGCGTTATTTACACCAGTAAATTGTGTAAATATTGGATTTGGTCTAATTGGGTATATAAATTTTTTGTTTGGGTTTCTTTCGAATAAAACAGAAGATTCTTTGTATTCCAAATGGTCTCTATAAACATTTGCTTGGAAAAAATACCCATGTGCAGTGTTTGGATTATGCCCCATAGAATCTTCAAATACATCTTTCATAAAAATTTGACTACCCCTATCATTTACAGGTGGTTCAAATATTGTAGAATGTAATGTCCTATTTGTGTGTATAGATGAAATATAATTTATAATACCAAGTTGTGTGTCTAATGCATTTGGTAATATAAATGTTGGAAATATATAATCAAATACAAATGTTAGTCTTTTTTTCATAATTAAGAAAATATTTGAGGGCCTAATTGATGGGCTTTATTAAATGGTATTAAGATTTTTTTAGCGTAAGCTTGAAACTGAGATTCTATACTTTGTGTATCAACGGCCGTTAATGATAATTCATATCTTTCTTTAGATTCTAATGTATCATATTCAGGAAAAATTTCTTTTAAATATTGATAATGCATTGTTTGTGTGGGATGTGTATCATGTTCGTCTCTATCTTCATATTTTACATAATTAGATGCACCTTCAAAATTTTTAAGTTTCCAATCATCCATTGCTTCTTTTACATCTAATGTATCTTTTATATATGTGAAATATTTATTCATTAATTTATTTAATATATGTTCCTTTTCTAATACAATATTATTCATAGATGTTAAAAATGTATGTTTAATATTTTTTAGAGTTAATATTTCTTTTATAGTTTTTACTGCTATATAAGTTTGATAAATACTCCATTCATCAGACCACATATTTTCTACAAAAGATTTTGATATAGATGTGTTCCAATAAATATTACCACCATGTTGCCAATTGTTTTTATCTCTGAATGAGAATCTATCCATATTGGTAAACATAACAACCACATAATCATCTTCATTTAAAATATTACTAACTTCTATAAATCTATTCATTATAAATGTATTAGATGCACCACCTTGTCCATAGTTCATATATTCTTCAAAATTAGCACCCATATAATCTGCCCAAGTTGCAGTTACATATCCTGTATAACTACACCCAAATGTTATTAATCTCTTACCAACCATTATTTTTAATTTTTTCAATTATAGAATTATAAACAATTTCATGACCTATATTTGATGTATGCATGGTTCCCATATCATCCGGATATTGTTGTGATAATTTCATAAAATCAACATCTACCATATTTTCATCATTAATATAACCATCAAAACCTCTGTCGTATGTTAAAAACAAATGTCGTATTCCTTTATTTTTCAAAAGTATATGTGACATCACCATCATTCCCATATCATATTGTCTTTGAATCTGGTCATCAAATATATTTAAATAATAATCTTTAAGTAATTTCATTTTATCATTACCTTCATCATCAAAGCGGGCATAATAATTAGATTGCCAGTTAGGATTATCCATACAATTATCAACATAATCTATTATACTATTAAAATTTTCAGTTAATAATTTTCCATTATAATTTTTGTCATTTTGCATTGGGTTGAGTATGGTATATTTATAACTATCTTTACCATATGGTGGATATTCGTGATAGTTTACATCCGTATTTTTAATTTCTCCAACAAAATCGTATCCTTCTTTAAACCACTCCGTTCTATTATATGTGGTTACACCTATACACATTAAATCTATATTAGATATGTTTTCCAATGCATATTTTACTTGTAAAGATATTGAAAAATTTGAACTGGAACCTTTAGCTAAATTTATTAAATTTTTATTTAAATTTGATGCTAATAAACTACCATATGGTTCTTTTTCTAAATTATGACACCCTATTCCAATATTAAAGGAATCACCACATATAACTAAATTATTCATTTATAAGATTATTTTCTTTTATATAACTACATAATTCTTCTGCCCATATTTCGTGTGAGGATGGTGATGGGTGCCAACCACTATAAACATCTTGTTTATTATTTGATTCCATAAAACTTTTAAATGTGTTATTAATTTTATTTTTTTTATAAAATCTAACATCATCTATCATGTTCCACATTGATAAATATTCTTGTTTATAATATTTTCTTTTAATATCATGTGATGACTGATATGGGTGTAAGTTTAAATCTAATTTAGATATTTCATCGGCAATGTTTATATCAAACCATTCATTTGGAGATTTTCCTACATTTTGATAAAAAGAATTAAAACACAACCAATTAATGTTATATGCTTTACAAAAATTTTGGAATTGTAAAATATTTGTAATGTGTCTTGGTAAGTACTCTTCTTTGTTCCAAAGATATTCTACATAGTAATCCCAAAATATTTTTTGATTTTCTATTTGTAAATTTGGTATAGAAGGCCATATTCTTAATTTTTGAGAATTATTTTCATCTTTATACCAAAAAGAATTTCTTTCAGGAGATGACCAGCCAACCAATAAAAATAAATCATTTGTAGGTATTCCCTTTGAAATATAATTTGAAATAACAAATGATATAATTCTATTTAATATAGTACCATTGTCATCTGCGGGCCATGCTAAATTTATTAAATTTGCATTTAATTTTTGTGCAAGGTGAGTTGGAAATATTTTTGATAATCTATAAGGTGTGTTCTCTTCAATCCAATCATATTCCCCCATATGTTTATCGATTGGTTGTGTTTTTATTATATTAGGGTCTACAATTTCTGAACCGAATACCCAACTATCTCCATCACATATTATAGTTAATTTATTTTTCATTAAATTAATTTTTTATCGTTTATAAAATTAACCATTAAATAATTTGCAAAATCTCTATGTCCTTTGAATGACCAATGGTTATCATTTATTTTATTATCAGTTGCAGTTTTAATATTTTCAAACGATGTCCATAAGTCAGTTACTTCCCAAAATATACAATTACTAATTTTTTTAGAATATAAAAATTTTTCAATAAATTCATATCTAAAATTCGTTCTATCAACAAAAGATTGGTCATTTACTAAATTTAAAAAATAAATAATATGTTCACCTTCTTCTTTACTAAATCCCAATCGTATCAACAAATCATATGCAGATGGAGTTACTGTTGTAAATCGTTGATATAATGGTAAGTTTGTATTTTCATTATTTGGAATATCAAATCTATGATAAAAAGTTTTACCAATTATAACAACATCGTTTTCGGTTATTAAATGATGATTTTCTAATATACTATCTATTATTCTGTCATTTGATAATGAACCATATCCAAAATTTACAAGTTCTAAATTTAATTTAGACGCAATAATTTCAGGCCAATGAAAATCATCTAATTGTCTATACAATGTGGAATATTCGTCTTCTTCATGTGTTTTATTAAGTGTAAAAGAATCACCAAAAGTAAATAATTTATTCATATATTATATTTTACCAAAAGAAGAACCATACCAATCCATTGATAATTGTTTAATTTCTTCCCAATCTTCCATACTATGTAAGTTTTTGTCTTCTGCAGCTTTTCTAACTAAATAATAATTGGTGGTATGTTCACCCTTTGGATGTATATTCCAATTTACTAAATGTTTATATAATGTAGTTCCAGGTCCATAATAAAATTCTGGACCATCCATAATTTCAAATGAATTTAATTTAGTAAAATCATTATAAATAACTTTATGTTGCCAACGATATGCCTGTGCAATTATATCCATAGTTGGTGAATCTGAATAAAAAAAGATGTCATCAAATGATATGTAATTAAATTCTCTTGTAAATCTTGGTAAATATGATGAAGATGCATATGCAACAAATGGTTCTGTTGGGTGTATATAAAACTTATTGGTCATTACTCCAAATTTATTTTCCTCATCTAATGGAAAATTTAAATCAAATCTACCCTTTATCACCAAATCGTAAACAAATTCATTTTCTATTTCATATTTTCTTTTTAAGAAAACACTTTTCATAAAACTATAAAAAAGTGGAGACCAGGCGTTTGTAAATTTATCCTTTTCAAAATGTTCAAACTCCATTAAAACAGGATTAAATGCATTTTGAATTGCCAATCTATCATTATCATCCAATGTGTAAATTGTAGATTCTTCTCTTTGTGTTGCATCACTTTCTCTATAAGAATTTATGTCCCAAGTATGAATAAAAAAATCAACCTTAACACGTTGTTTTGTATTGTTGTTTATTTTTATATCAAAATAGTTTAATATGTTTTCTACTGCATTTTTCCAAGTTCTTGATTGACCCGATAAACATACTGCAACTCTAAATGTTTTCATTATATCAAATTTAGTTTTGGTTCAATTGGAATATTTAATCTTTTTATTTTTATATCAAACATCCTTAAAAAAAATCCGAAAATTAATTCATTGGATGTGTTTTTATTAAAGTGTGTCTCATTTAACATTGGTAACATATTATACATGGATGTTATTATATCAAATGTGTGTGAATTTGCAAAAAAGAAATTATAGTCAATTTTATCGTATGGAAAAACAAAAGTCTTAATTGCAGACGCGGTATAAATAGTTTTATTATCAGGTATACAAAATTGGTCTGTTATTAAATTATAAATAATAGTGTCAAGTTGTACATCTGTGGTCATTCCGATACAAACATCGTATTCGAAATTATTAGTTAGTTCATATTCTCTTTTTAAATGTGCAGACATCATTAAACTATATAATTCAGGCCCGTATTTTGATATTAGACAATTTTGTGCATTATCTTTTGCAAAGTTCTTTCTAAGTTCATTTAAATGAGATTCTCTACTATTATATTTTTCAAAGTTATCTATTATTATTGATTTTGGTTTAATAAAATTTTTAAAATCCAATAGTGAAGAGTTGTCAATACTTTGGGTTTGATTATGTTTAATATCAAAATCCCAAGTATGAACAAAAACATCAAATGATGATGTTTCATTTGAAAACTGTGATAATGCGTTTAACTTAAAAAACAAATTTATCCAACTTTGGTATTTGCTTTGCCAATTATTTAAATGTCCTGATATACAAACTGCTAATTTCATTTTAAAAATAAATGTTGTTTTCTATATAAAATTGAAAATAATTACCTATACCTGTCATATCCCATATTTTATATTGAGTTGAATTTTTAAAATCACAAAATATTTTATATTTGTCTTTGTATGGTATATCTTTACTCAATATAGGTAATCCTTGAAATGTATCCGTTTCTAAATATTTATTTTCATAATTATTTTTTGCATAGACAACATCTGTAATCTTTAATTTTTTATTTAATGCAAATAATAATTTATATTCAAATGAACCAATATTTTTATATTCATCTTCGGTAATCATATTACCACACCCTAACCATATTAAAGAATCCGTATATGGTAGTTTTTTCATATCTTTATATTCTATAAAAGAAACATGGTTGTCATTTATATATAAATTAATAATTGAATTGGCATCATCACATATTATTGTGTATTCATTAAATTCATTTTCTAAATCATCTGGTAAGGTATAGGTTGTGTTCTTAGAAATAATTTCTTCATTGGAATCAAAAAACCAATAATTTAATTGAATCATTACATTTCCATCATCATTTAGTATTGCAGAAAGTCCACAATGTCTACCATTTCTTGCAAAAAAATATGAAGGATTTTCTTTCATTATGGATTCTTTTATAATTTTTGCACTCACAAAAATAGTAAAATCATTTTCCATAAAATCATCAATTCGTTTTGATGTTTCATATCTTCCAACTGGAAGAATACAAAATATATTATCTTTATTAACTATCATAAATTACATTTGTATATTTTTACAAAAATTATAAAATTCTTCCAATTCAGGAAATGTTTTACAAAAATTAGTTCCTCTTCTAATATCATGGTTAGAAAAATATTGATAAAAATTATATCTGTTTTTCATTTGTTGTTCTATATCTTGTGGTGAAATCATCCAATCATAGATTCTTTTCACTTTTTGTACTTCCACATCACTATATCCAATATATTCCGGTGTGAATGATGGGGATGCATAATAGGTTATTAATTTGGATTGTTCTAAAATATATTTAGAAAAATCATATGGTAAAATTTGAACAGTTTGATGTTGTGGATGTCTTAAGTAAGATGAATCTAAAAATGTTGCAGAATTCCAATATCTATCGGTTGAACCATATTCTCTTTTTAAATTATAAACTTCAGTAATTAACTTATTATAATTAAATAAACTTAATGCATTATATGTAGACATAAAAGTTATATTAGTTCTTTTTAATGAACCTAATATTTTATTTACATTGTCCCAAAAACGATTAAATTCTAATCCTGTTCTAATATATTCAGCTTGTTCTCCCCATGTATCAGTAGATGTAAAAATTACAATTTCTTTAACTCTACCCTCATCTTCTATTTTTTTAAGTTTTTTTATAAATTTCTCTATTAAATTATCAGGTGCACCTAAGTTTGAATTGATGGCCAATTTTAATTCTTTATTTGGATTTTTATTTTCAATTATAAAATCCAACACACCCCAAGTGTCTTTAGATAACAATGGTTCTCCTCCGGTAATTCTAAATGTATGTAAATCTCTATATAAATCCGGCCACCATTTCCAAAATGCTTCTACATATGGATTATATTGACTATGTGGAATTGGAAATTTATCTTCTGCCTTTAACCAGTTGTCACCATTAAATCCATCTAATGTTGGGTATGCACCAAATTTGTTTATTTCTTCAACCCACTTAGAACTATATGCAGGGCCACAATATGAACATTTAAAATTACATGCATTTGAGAATGCAACTTCTACATATTTTGGATTATAATCTTCTCTCCAATTTGAATTAAATATTTCCTCTTTGAATGGAAGAGACCAACTTTCTCCCGATTTAAAAATTCTATCACTAAATCTATCCGAATTATCTTCCACATTCCAACAATAATCACATTCGGTAGGCCTTGCTCCACTCAACATCTCTTTTCTACGAAGTTTTTTATATCGTGTATTATGAAGTGCAGAAGGATTTCGTGCAATCTCCATTTCTGATATTTTATGAGTTCGTGGGTGGTGACATGAATGATTGTGGCCACTTTGTAATTGTAAAGTTACTTGTGTCCATTTTGCAAGACACATTCCAGGTCCCACTTGATTTAAATCTTCTTTTACTTTAACATAAAATGGATTATCAAAATTGCCGTTATCTTCTGCCATAATTACGATTTTACGTTTATAAGTTTATGTTTGTCAAATATTGTATCAGTATTAATATATGTATATTTCATATTATTTATACCATCATTTTTATAATTAATATTCCCTTGTTGCATTTCTAATATGTATCTTTTTTCATTTTTTGCTGTGGTGTCTCCTTTTGCCCATTTATCAATTCCACCAACATTTATTAAACCCTCAGTTTGATGTGGTAAACATTTAAATTTACCATCACGTCTATGTGGTAATATGGTATGTGGTATTATTATATCTTCATTTTCAAAAGAAACATTTTTAATATTAAATTGTGTATTTTCTACATTGTTTTTAATTTTATTATTTGCAAATGATAAATCAAATATCATTCCATTTTCTATATTATTTTTATGCAATGATTTTATCTCATTTGGAGTTAAACATCTATCCCACATTTTTATTTTAGATATATTTCCTTTAAAATATTTAGAATTAGTATCACTTTGAGTTGGTGAATATCCTATATAAAAATCTTCCATTCCATATCTTTTTAATGGTTCTTCAAAAATTAATGGTGATAGAGTTCCAGTTCCTAATCTTGCATCACTTTCTCTACCATTTAAATAAAAATGTATTTTTTTATTTACTGTATCAACTGACATGGTTACCCAGCTCCATTGGTTTTCATATCTTTTAATCCATTGATATAGATGTTGTTTTTTTCTATCCCATAACATGGCAGTATATGCTCTACTATTATTAAACGATATACCCCAATCAAAACCTGGTTTTCTAAGAATTGGATATTCACAAAACCTTCTTTCGGTGTCACCAATCAAATAAATAGGAACCTTTTCTATCTGTTGTTCTGCTTTTACTAATATAGAAACAGTATGAGAGTTTGATATAGCATTTCTTAATTTAATATTAACTGGAAATGATATTTTTGAATTTTTACCATTGAAATATCCAGTTGTATCATTTTCGTTATAATCTAATTTGGTTTTTTCGACATATCCTTCCATTACACATCTCCAAAATAGGTCATCGTCTTCCATTCCCCAATCCCAATAATCATTCGAATAACCATTGGTTTTTTCTACTTGCTCTTTTGAGAATATAACTGCTCCACCAAAGTATTCCTCATACTTTAATTGATAATCAGATTGTGAAATACGAACCGCAATGTGTTGAGGGTTATCAATTGGAAATGAATAATCACAACTATCATCTTCAGGCACCATATCAATATCATGCCAAACGATATAATCACATCCATCATCAAATGCGTATTTTGCGGCAATGTTCTTCATTAAACCTCTATTAAAAAGTTTATCATCACATTGGTGTGCCAAATAAATGGTATGTTCTATTCCTCTTTCTGTTAAGAATTTTGAAACATGTGGAACGAACACTTTCATATGTTCTTCTCTATTTCGATATGGTACGCATACTCCTAATTTGTGGTTCATATTGATACTGTAATATGTGTTTGATTTCCTACTGTTGATTTACTTAACTCTTTAAATTCTAAATTAGACAATCCGTCATGTTTTGTATTTTTATGACCAGGTGCAACTTCATTTATATATCGTAACTGATTATATCTGGTTGTTATATTTTTCCAAGAACCATTTACGAAACCATTTTCTTCATGTGGTAATAATTCAAAAGTGCAATCTCTCCTATATGGTATATAAATTGGTTTAGTATCTTCTATTTGATATCCCACAATTTCACAATTCATTATTTTTCCGTCATTTTTATTTCCACTTAAATCCATTAAATTATATGATTTTATGAATTTTGCATCATAATATAATTTTAAATAGTCGGCTGATTCGTAATCACCAAAATTTTGTGTTAAACCAAAAAATTTATTAGTTGATATTTCTCTAATCTCATCATCGTTCAATATAGTATTATATATTGCAACCGAACTAATTAAACCTTGAAAATATTTGTTGTTATTATTTCTTTTTGGGTCACCTGCACCTAAATATAATTTTATTTGTCTTCTATAATTGTATACATTATCTTTCATTATTTTTTTATCAACCAATTTACCATCTTGATACATTTTAATTTCTTTCGTATCTGGATTTATGGTGGCCACAATCGTAGTTTTATAGTTTGGTTTGATATCCGAATTTATATAATTAATACTTTCGGATTCATCGTATATTTCAAAATTGTATCTAGAATATGAATTAAAGTTGATATTTAAATCTAAACCAGGAACACTTAATACGGAAAATGTATCGTCATATTCCTCAGTATTGCAATGGAGTTCATCTGGAAAAAATGATACAAAAATGGTAAAACAATCAACTGGTTGAATTACATTTTTACATTCAACATATGAATTATGGCCGTTGAATTTTAATGCAGCAGTGTTAGTTGCTGGTTGTTGGATTTCCTTTCTATTTAAATTTACATTATGTTCTTTACATCTATGTAATAAATCATCATCTTCATATCCCCATCCCCAATATTCGTTAGAGTAACCATTTATTGCTTCAAATATAGAACTAGGGAACATTGTTACTCCACCAAAATATTCGTCAAACAAAATTCTATTAAAAGATTTGTCAATTGATATAAAATTTGATGCCAAATGTATAGGATAATTAGAATAAGTATAGTCTGCATCTATTGGTATCATATCCACATCATGAAATACAACATAGTCACATTTTAGTTTTTTAGCATAAAAAAATCCTATATTTAATAGTTTTCCTCTATTAAATATTTTAGCATCATCTTGTTCAACAATAATTAATTCATAAGATATATCCGTATTGTTTAGATAATTTGATATAGCTCTTTTGAATATTAGTAATTGTCTATCTCTAGCTCTATATGGAACTATGATACCTAATTTATTCATTTTTATTTTTGAGCTGCTTTATGAAATTCAGTCAAATAATATTGAATACGATTACTCCATTCATCTTTATCAATTTCTTCGAACCAAACGGTCAATGCGTCCAATGAATTTGCAATTTTTTCTAATGCTTTTACTTTTTTTGTTTCTAATAATAATTCTTCGTCAGTCATAACTTATCTATTTTTAGTAATATACGATTTTTTATTTGTATTTCCAAATTATATGGATATTATTTTTTTAAATAATTTATCCCATTGGCCATATTCTTTAAATCCATCATTTTCAATCATAAATTCTGGATTGGTAATATCAATTTGAAAATTGTTTCTTCTAATAGCTTGATACATTTTAAGATATTCATCCGAATAAGAATAGTCTTTTTTAATATCTGCTACCGATTTAATTCTTTCAAAACACGTGTTATCCCACTTGAAATGATGTACTTGAACATTGTAATAATGATAAGGTGCAATTAATGGGTGATTCCAACCTTGCCATCTCCAAGTAGTTTGGCCATCTATTTTTGCATAATGTTGACCAGGTGTAATTTCTATATAACCTTTCATTATACAAACTTTATTAGGACATGCACCACTCATTGGGTATCTAAAAAATCCTGATAATGGAAATTGTTTAAATATATCTACATTATCTTTTATTTCAGGAAAAGTACCATCAATTCCAATTCTATCAACAAATCCACCTCTAACTAAATCCCAACCATTTACTTCACAATCTGCAATTATTTCATTTAAATCAATTGAATAAATATGAAACTCATCATCATCTGCTACTACCCACCAATCTTCTGGATGCATTAATTTTGTTTCATTATATAATTGAGTAACATATTCCCAATTATATTTTTCTTTTATTTCTCTTCTTACTATTTTTGCATTTGGAAATTTGGAAACAATTTCTTGTACTGAATCATATGTAGAAAAGTTTTCCCACTCATATACTACAACAAAAATTTCATCAACAATTTCAGTATAGTGTGACAACATATGACCTAAAGTGTTTGTTCTACTTCCTGTTACTGTAACTAATCTTATTTTTTTATTCATTTATTATTTTCTAGTTAGCATTGCTAAACCAGTGCTAGCAACTTTTTTATCGAACATACGAAAATTTTTTAAATTTACCAAATTCCACTCTTCATTTTTTTCTAATTCTTTAATAAATTTTGCAGGGCCATCAAAAGAAACAAAATCTTCCTTAGAATTTTCAGTAACAACAAATGTATCATGATATGTTTGGTCAGTATCGTGTATGGTTATTATTCCATTTTCAGACATTATAGTTGAATATAATTCAAAATCCTTTTTAACTCCTTCATATGAATGGTCTCCGTCAATGTGTAGATAATCAATTTTAATATCTTGTCTTATAAAATAATCATAAAAAGTTTTTTCAGAAGTTTCTAAAATAACTTGTGGTGAAAAATGTTGTCTTAAAAAACTATTTTCTTCAGTCCAATCAGTAAACCCACCAACACCATTTGCAGCATCAATTACAATTGTAGTTCCAATATCACCCCACTCAGTTGAATTATTTCCTTCAAATATTTTTTGTTCCCATAAATCTTTTCTTGCTTGTGTCATTAATCTTGGAATAAATCCACCTCCTGACCCAATACAGACACATACCTTTGCTCTAATAAACTGAATGAAAGAGTATATCAAAAGTCCATCACCCAAATGTAAATCGGTTGCACCATGTGTCCAACGATATTTAACGGGTTCTAATATAGTATTTCCCTCATCATCAAATTTATGATTATTCGTAAGATATTCTTTTATTAATTTTTCGTTAAGTAGTTGCATATTTTGGTAACCCATTTTTGTTTATTTGTATATTTTGTTAAACCATCTCTTAATTTACAAAATTCTAAATTTACTTTCTCAAATCCATCTTCTTGTATTTCTAAATATCTTTGATGGAATTCTCCTTTACTACTTGCTCTGTATTTGTAATCAATATGTTTCATCCAATCGGTATGTATGATTGGAACTTTACCATTATCAACTGCATCAAATATTGCATATCCAAATGGTTCTTTTGTATAACATCCATGAAATATTTGAAAGTTTTTTTGAAAAAAATTATTATGAAAATTATAATCAAATTCCATAAAATTATGATAGTCCGAATTGGTTTTCGACCCCTCTAACATTCTTTTGTAATCATATTTGTTTGAAAAAATAATTGATGGAATATAATCTAAATAGTGTGCATTTTTTCTGGTTTCACATCTTGCAGCATATCCAATTTTATTACTTATTATTCCTGTAAATGGTTTTTTGTTTTTCCATTCATAGTAATTTGTAATTGTTTTGGTTTTTGGATATTGTTTATGTATTGTGTCTTTTTCATAACCTATCCAAACTATATTTTCCGAATTATTCAATATTTCTTTTTGCCATTCCCAATCTACTTTTGTCATTATGTTTTCATAATCAGAATTCAATCCCAACATATCAGGAATAAAAGCATGGACAAATGTAAGATAAACTTTGTGTAAATAGTTTTTAATGATAGGATTTGGTTTGTAAGAATGGTGTAAAAAAATAATCTTATCACATTCTTTTAATATTCTATCAACTTCTTTTTCATTTTCGTAAGTATAAATTGCACCAAATTCTTTAATAAAAGGCCTACCATCAATTACGATTTTGTAATCTTCTTTGACTAATGGTAATACATTTTCTATAAAATTATTGCACCACAAATCCGCACCACCAATAACATTTTTTCCATAACCTGTTGTAATAAAAACTATCATATATAATTAAATATCTTCATAATGTAAAAATAACTGAATTACGAATTGTCCTTCTTCACATTCTAAAGGGTCTCTCCAATGTTCTAATATGTTTCCACTAACCAATGAAGCGTATCCTGTTTTTGTAGGATATTCTATTACATCTCCATTTTTCGTTTTTACTTTCAAAGACCAATCTTTATTTATGTTTTCAAATATACATAATGATATTGTGTAATCCAATCCATCTCTATCGGTATGTGAATTTAATGTTGACCCATTTTGATAAATTCTAATATATGGATTTGCATTTTTTATTTTTTTATTAACTATACCTTCAACAAATGGCCTAAATCTATCCATCAATTCCCATAGAAAAGGTAATATTGCACCATATGAATTATTATAGTATCTTTTATCCGTTTCTAATTGCATCAAACCACTATCTTTCGAATCTAATACGATTTTTTTATAAACTTCACATTCAGAAGCTTCTAATAATTTAGAAAAATCAAAACAAATTGGTGTTATTTCTTTTTTTATTATTTTTTTCTCAAATGAAGTTTCTCTAACCCAAATTATTGCAATCCATTTTGTTCCTGATGTTACAGGTAATCCGGCATGAAAACTATCATAATCCAAAGAACCATCTTCTTTTATATTTTTCCAAATTAATAATCTACCAGTTTTTGGATTTATCTTTATATTTTTATTTATAAATTCAGTTTCTCCACCTTCAAAATCATCATTTAAATAAAATAAACAACTATAAACTCTTTGTCCTCCTGATTCTATTACTTTTGAATAATAATCGGTATTTGGATGAAAAAAATCATGATGCTTTTTATACTCACCACCAATATCATATTTTACTATATGTATTTTCTCTTGGTTATCAATAGACATATTTGTCTCTTTGACAATGATATTTTTAATTTTATTTGTCAAAATCGTTTCATCAAATATCCAACAATTTTCTGCAGTTCTATAACCATCTATGTTTTCACCTAATGTGGAAGATTTTATTAGTTTATTAGAACCATTCTCAATAAGTTCTAAACACTCATCCATCGTCAAAATATTATCTAAAATTTTTATCATAAATTAAATTTTAATTACATGCACAATTTGAATTTATATATGACCTAACTGCATAATTAGCGGTACCCGTATATGCAGTTCCATCCACCAATGAACAACATACTCCCGCGATTGTTATACCACCCAATGGTGGGTCTCCAGCCACCGCAATTGTATATAATGGAAAACTATATGCATTTGCACCCGTACATCTCACATAGTCGTAGTAATATACCGTAGGTGGTTCCGGTGTCGGCGTAGGTGTTGGTGTCGGTGTCGGCGTAGGTGTTGGTGTAGGCGGTGGTGGCTCCGGTGTTGGCGGAGGAGGTGTTGGTGGTGGCTCCGGTGTTGGCGGAGGAGGTGTTGGCGTAGGTGTTGGCGTAGGTGTTGGTGTAGGTGTTGGTGTTGGTGTAGGTGTTGGTGCAGCATGAGTGTATCCTAAAAACTCCTTCATCGAATCCGGTGCACTTTTCCCCGCAGCTGCAGAATACGTTCTTAATGAATTAGATGAAGAACCTAATTCGGTTTTGATTTGTGACATTTTTACTGGACCTGTTGATGGAATCGGCATTACCTATTATTTTTTAATTCATCGATTTGATGTTTCAATTCTTTAATACCTTCCAATAACAATGGAACGATTTTTTCATATTGAATCGTTAAATAGTTTTCACCACTAATAGACTTACCAGTAGATTGGTCTTTATCAAATGGTGCAGGTTTTACTATGTGTGGTAATATCTTTTGAACTTCTTGTGCAATAAAACCAACCTGTTCTTCATCGTTTGTATATCCGGTTTTTTTCTTTGCATCATCTGTGTAATTAAAATAAACACCTCTTATATTTTCTATTTTTTCTAATGGATTATCAATTATTCTTATATTTTCTTTTAATCTAACATCAGATGTATTAGCAGTAATATCTCCGGTAGCTGTTAATCCACCACCTATTGATACGAAATCGGCATTATTAGCACGTTCAATTTTACAAAATCTATCTGTACTAAATACTACTTGGAATCCACCTGCAACCAATTCGGTTTTTGATATACCCTGAGCAATAGATACTGCAGTTATTGTTGGTGTCCTATATGTAGCTGTCATTGAGTTGGTATCTAAGTTACCATTAGTCGTTAATGACGATATCCCACCACCTTTAATATATGGAATTATATAATATGTTACTCCACTTGTAAGGTTAAGAGAACCAACTAAAGTTGGATTTGGGGTTGTACCTCTACTAAAACTAGTACCACTAATTGTTTGACTCCAGTCGTTATAATATGAAAAATTTGCAATTTCCGTACCATCCGTACTACCGGCTCTAATAGAAACTCCAATTGTACAAAATGCAGTTAAATATAAAAATGCGGCACTTGGACTCACATTATTGGGTTCTAACATACCTACCGCTCTACTAACCAACCCACCTAAAGTAATGTTTGCATTATACGCACCATTGGTACTTGCTGTAAAACTTGGAATTGAACCTCCTAATGAAAATAATGGGTCATCACCGATATCAATTTGAAATATATCTATTTCCGTTGTTTCATATGTATCTTCTCTTTGAAGAAAGGTAGTGGTGGTATATGGAACATTAGATACCGTACCTGTACCGGTTACCAAAGACGATAAAGATGTTGCGGAACTTATATCTACAACTAAACTTCCACCATTATATATTTCCATGGCCGGTCTTGTAGAATTAAGTTTTAAATTTGTTGTACCCAATGTAGTCGAACCCACACCCCATCCAGCAATATTTCCAGCTGTTGTTGCAACAATATTTGTTGCAGTAACACTTCCATTTACAGACAAAGTAGCTCCATTAAATGTAAGTCTATCTCCAAGTGAAAATACATTTGTAGAACCTGACGCAAAATAGAATGGTGTATCCGGATTATTATAAGTACCACTAACCCCTACATATATTTTTTTATTTCCACCATCTAAAGTGATTCCATTTTGACCTACTTTAAGAATTTCACTTATATAACCGGCATTACCTGCCAAAACAGGAGAAGAAATTGAACGCGATGTGATAAATGTTCCATTTCCTGCAGTCCAATTACCATTTGCTAATAAATTTATAGAAGCACTTGCATCGGATTTAGCTTGAGCAATAGCTGCAGATTGTGCAGCTGATGCTGCATTAGAACCAGACGTTACAGCTCTACTTGCTGCACTTGAGGCAAATAGTTCTGCTGCAGTTTGTGCCGCAGCTGCAGAAACTGACCCAGATGAAACTGCATTTGATAAACTACTTGATAAATTTGCATTAGTTGCGGCATTTCCACCTGTGACATTGATAGTTCCGTTTACACTTAAGAAAATTCCATCCCAAGTTAATTTATCTTTTAATGAAAAAAAACCATCACTATCCATATAAACGGATGTACTTCCACTATTATATGAACCAGTATCATTCACACCACCTACATATATTTTTCTTAGACTTTTTCTTGCATCCAAAACAATAGGATTTGTATTACCTACTTGAAATTTCTCAGAAATATATCCCTGTTGACCACCTAATGTTGGTGAATATATAAACGTATCTCCAATAAAAGAACCACTAAATTGACCATTGGCCAATTGTTGAACTTTCGATAAAGATGATGATAATATAAATGAATTTGAAGAACTTACCGATGAACTCAATGAACTTAAAGAAGATGACACCGAACCACTTAAAGTATTTACAGACCCACTGACAATTGTAATACTACCACTTGCAGATGAACTATAAACCGTCATCGTTCCACTAATAGACGATGATACTTTATTTAATAAATCTAAAGAAGATGATGTCGATGAACTTATTAAAGTAAGTGTACCATTGATATTATTATTACCACCGGTAAATAGTGCAGATTGTGTAACCTCAACGGGAACATAATTGTTATTTACATCATAAAATTCAAATTTAAAATTAAATCTTTCATTACCTAATACAGTTGGCATTGTGGTAACAAAAGAAACTTCATCAGGTGAAAACGCGGTATCTTCTGACAATCGTAAACTAATGTTTCCTAAATGCCATTCACCTTGTGATTGTGAAAAATATAAAGATGCCGATGGATAATCTCTATCTATCTTAAATGGTATTACGGTATCTAATAAATTTTTAGTTGGTTGTGTTCCTACTAATGTTGCAATACTACTTGTAAATGTTGTTGATTGAGAAACATAACTCAAATATATTCCTAAATTACTTGAAGTTGATGAAGAATAAAATGCATCTAAATTTAATTCATATGCATTTGTACTTTTAATATCCAACGATGATGTATATGTAAAATTACCACTACCTGTCAATCTAACTCCACTTTCAACTCTACTTGATGTTAGAAAGGCATTTAATGAACCAGTATTCCAATATTTCTTAAGAGTTTCGGATGTTAAAATACCAGTTTCACCAACAACACTTCCAGATAATCCAAATGTGGTTAATAATTCTTTTGATTCAACTAATATATCTTGTATTAAATCATAATCGGATATATCACCCTCTGATGTTCTAAATACTTTTACCCTTTTAACATCTCCTGCAAAAGTTTCCAACCTAGAAAGTTTTATATCAGCAAAAGATTGAGTTACATTTGATGCAACTTTTACATCATTTTCTATTCTATATAATGGACTAAGTAATTCTTTAATAGTAGCCTGTGGTCTTTGGTAAAATCTAATTTTGGTTGTATTTGCCAAAGATGGGTTTACATCAATTTGTTTTTGCCATTTTACATTGTATTTATTTTCCCAATCCAATGGAACAGGAAGTGTGACACCATTTGTGTCTTGATATTCACTTAATTCACCCAATATTGTAAGTGTACAAGGGCCATATGCGGTATCCGGATAAACATAAACTGCAACTACTTTTGAAACACCTTCATAATATTCCGATATAAAAGACTCACCAGCAACGGATGAAGAAACCAAACCTTCACCTGGTTCGTGATAAATAACATTTCCGGAAGAGTCCTTTAATTCAATTTGTATCTTAGTGTCTGGAACTAAATATTCAGAACCCGCAATCAGAAATGCATTCTTACCACCCGTAAATGTATCTGGCAATTCTGTTATTTTAAAATACTTACTATCCGATTGTGTATCGTTTACTAATACGGCGTATTTGTCTAAATTTTTCGGAAATAGAGTTTTCTTTATAACGGCCATTTAAATCTTTTTAAATAAATATCTTCAAAAAAATAATTATCTCATATTTATATAAAGAAAACTAATAAATACTTTAATGTATTATAGAAAACTAAAGAAAACTAAATAAGTTATGAAATACGCAATGTTACAAATCAAAAAAGAAACCCATGAACTTCTCAAAGAATATTGTGAAGAACACGGGTTTAAAATGGGTAGTCTAGTTGAAAATCTAATCAAGAAACACGTCGGTGTCTCAAAACCACAATCAAGTGTGTTGAAGGCTGATAAGGTAGTTCTTAGAAATCAATCTTACTAAATCCATTCTCTTTTTTAATTTCAATCAATCCGTCTACGATATCTCTCATTTGTTCTAAGTGAGAAATCATCCATATAAAATCAAATTGTGTTTTAAGATATTGCATCATCATAAATAAAGATGATAAATTATCTGCATCCAATGTACCAAATCCTTCATCTACTACTAAGAAATTCGGACGAGGTAAATTACATACATTGATAAGTGCAACTCTAATAGCAAGTCCACTTACAAACTTCTCCATACCACTACACATCTCCAATGGCCATTCCTGGTCTTCATAAACAATCTTTGCATTAATAGATTTACCATCCATTTCCATTGTGACACCGAAGTCTACAACTTGTGCAAGAATGTTATTGATTTCATTTTCAATTACCGGAAGTGCTTTACTAATTAACTCATATGGAATACCATCTCTCTTTACAGCATCTAAATAATAGGTGTATAATCGGTTCTTTTCTTCCAATTCCTTAACATCATTCATCTTTTGTTTTATACCTCCTATATAGGTCTCTAATGATGAAATAGAACCATTTGTAGTTGCTATTTGTTTACTGATATCTTTAATGTCCGACTCAATTTTCTTTTTCTCTACTTCTAATTCTTTGATTTGTTTTTCCAAATCTTTATTAGATTGAATTGTTTCTTCGTTTTCAAAATATCTTTCAATATCTTCTTCTACTTTGTCCAATTGGGTTTCTAATAGTTCTTCTCTTGTAACCAATCCACTAAATTCTAAATAATAATTTTTATGAGTTGCTTTGGCTTTTTCTAATTTATTTTTTAAGTCGTTCCACTCATTATATTGTTCTTCTATACCTTCCCATGTATCCAAAGTTTGTTGGATACCTGTACAATCAACCAGTGCTTCTCTAAGAATTTCTTTTAATTGAGGTAATGATTCCTTTACTCTCATTGCATCTTTTACAAAGGTATTATCACAACAAAACTTACAATTGGGGTCATATTCATGTTTATCCAAATGTGAAATCTTTTCTTCGGCTGAGGATAAATGTCTTTTTGCAATATCATAAACTCTTGTAGCTTCAATTAAAGCATTTTGTTCTCTTTGATAATTAGAATATACAACTTCTATATCAATACCATTAAATTGTTGTTTAGTTGTAATTGTATCCGTTAACTCAACCATTTTTTCGGTAATAGTAGTAATATTTGTGGTTTTATTCTGCATAATATCTTTATTTGCATCAATATCACCTTTTAATTTTTCTCTACGTTCATTCAAATCATCAATATTCAAATTACCATCAATCGGAGTAAGGTTTCTACTCAAATCTAATATAACACTATCTAATCCACCCTTATCACCATTCAATCTATTTAATTCGGTTTCTAATTCTTTTAATTCACCTTTCTTATCTTTCAACTCATTTGCTTTATCTGCAAGTTCCGTTGTAAAGTCGGTTTTCTTAAAGTTCTTAATCAATACTGAAACTTCTTTGATATCTTCGGTTGCAGTTTCGTATAATTTATCAAATACATTCAATCCCATAAATTGGGCAAGTAAGTCTTTCCTCTCACTTTGTGATTTATCAATGAATATAGAGTTATTACCTTGTAAAGATAATGTAGTCAATACAAAATCTTCATACTTACCAACATATTGTTCAATGACTTGATTTGTATCTCTTCTTTCAGTTCCATTCAAAGATACTTTCTCACCATCCATATCAATATACCAAAAGTTTACATCAACTTTTACATTCTTACCTTTGTTAATTGTTTTTGCAGTTCTTTCAATAAAGTAATCTACTCCGTTAACTTGGAAATTCAAATAACATCTAAAATCGGTCTTACGATTATTTAAGATATTAGCAGCTTTGAATGCTCTACTACTTTTATCATAAAGACAAAATGAAATAGCATCAAAGATGGATGATTTACCTTGTGCATTAGGTGCGAATAATCCCATCAATCCATTTAACTTACTAAAATCAATTTTATTATCTTCACCATAACTAAACATATTAGAAAACTCAAATCTAATCGGTTTCCACATAATGTTTCTTAAAGTATCTTCATGTACAATTCTACTATTGACATCTCTATTAATATTTTCTAATTGTGCCAAATCTTTCTTATCAACGAATGGCATCATTCTCTCTACATATTCATTGATTAAAGAGTTTTGATAATTGATGTCGGAAATATCTTCAAAGTCTAATTTATTTTGTCTATCTCCTGTTTTCTTTTTTGATAATGAGTCCGTTCTAATAATTGTAAAATCCTCAACACCATATTTCATTTTGATTTCTGCAATTACCTTTTTAGTATCGGCAGTATCGGTGTTTGATAATCTTACTCTTAAACGAGGATATTTTGGCATATCATTTACAACTGGAACTTTACCATTGTCGATATCCATTGTATAATAACCATAATCATTTTGAATATCAATTTCTTCGTAAGACATTGTATCTAAATCCCACGCTAAGAAACCATGTCTACCTAATGTTTCACCAAAGTTTTGTTGAACCAATGAACCTGCATAAACTACTTTACAACCTTTCGGACTTATCATTTCCTGACGCTTATGAATATCACCTAAAAGTGCTAAATCAAAACCATCAAATATATCCGTTGTAAAATGTCTACTACTTACCACATATCCAATATCAGTTTGAGAATTATCAACAGGTCCGTGAAATAATGCAATCTTTTTATCACCAACCAATTTATCAGCAGTAATCCAATTGTCTTTGTTATCCAAAATTGAAAATACTGAAAAATCAACACCACCAATAGAAAATACCTGTGTATCTTTTAAATAATAAAAGTCTTTTAATTCCAATGCATCTACAATAGGAGTAAGAACATCCATTCTATCCATATTGTTCATATTACAATCGTGATTTCCGGTAATAAGAATTGTAGGACAAGTTTTAGCACACTCTTTGAATAACCAACTAATCTCATTAACTAATTCTGGACTCATTTCCAATTTAGCATGAGCAATATCACCTGCTAAGTAAATGATTGCATCTTCGGTTCCTCTTTTACGGATTTCCCCAAACATCAATTCAAATACCTGTCTATACTCTTTGTGTCTTTTTACATTACGAATATGGACATCCGCAATATGATAAATTTTCTTTAAACTCATAATGAATTTATTTTATTTAACAATAATTCTTCTGAAGTAAACTCTTTAGTTTTCTTTAGTTCTTCATAGAATTTTTCATACCCCATATCGGAGGCATCTTTATCTTTTAGATACATCATTTTTACATGTATCCCATTTTTTCTAAAATATTCTGCAGCTTTTAATGCTTCATTAATTGCATCGTTATCCAATGAAATAATTATATCACTAACACCACTTAAAAATATTTTTTGGACTAATTCTTTTGATGGAAATTTACCCAACAAAGGGATTGCATTTCTTTTGATTGTAATTGCATCAAATACTCCTTCACAAAGTATAATTGGTTCTTTCCAATTAACCTGTGAGTCTAAACATATTACATTTTTACTGATTGGAGGGTTTTTGTATTTCATCTTCTCTTCTGGATAATAAGAACGAGAAACAAAATAATTTAACGAACCATCGGAATTATATGATGGAACAATTACTCGTCTTGCATACAATCCTTCTTTACAATATCCTATATTATATTTTACTATATCCTTTTCAGTAATACCTCTTTGTGTTAAGTAATTGATTGCATGTTTATATTCGGGATTAAACCCTTTAGGAACCTCACTAAGACTAATAAATTCTTTTGGTAGGGAAATGAACACCTTTGTATCGGCATCCTCTAATTGTGGATTATATTGAGAATCTCCATAGATTTCTCTAATAATTGAAATGGTTTTTCTATCAACATCCAATCTCTTTAATAATGAGGTCAATTTCTTACCACCACTATTACAAGTCCAACAATGCCACTTTTGAGTTTCCGTATTAACTTGTAGTTTTGGTTTGTGATGATTACAAAATGGACAATAAAATGCTAACTCATTCCCTTTTAGAGTGAGATGACTACCTAACACACCGGTTAGAGTAGATACGACTATATTCTTATCATTTTGCTTCAACACCCCCTAAATATACAACAAATATTTGATATTACCAAATATTTTAAGGTCTATTTTCTTCTAAAAACCACTCTTCCGGAATGAATTTATCGGCATACTTAAATCCGTTCTTTTCACACCACATTCCGTATGTAGTTTTGGAGTTTTTGCTGATTTTGTTCTTTGAATTGGAAAATACGAAACGAATATCCAAATTAGGGTTTTGTTCCTTTACTAATTGGTGTTTCTTGCGGTCTGCCGCAACAAATCTACCTTTTGTTTCTACCCTGATACCATTAGGTAACTTAAAATCAGGATGATAATTGTGAGATGAAGCAGGAATGATGT